TGATCGTGTCGGTCGGGTTGAAAAGACCCTTCATGCCTTCCACGAGCGCAGCGTTAGCGGCCGGGTTGACGGTCGCGTAGCGCGGCGACATGACAGCGGCGGCTTCGTTGAGCTTCTGCTGGGCCTGCAAGAGAACCAGCGAGGTGCCCGGCGTGGTGCCCGGCGAACCAACCGACTGATAGACGCTCTTGAAGCTGTTGGCAACGTCGGCGTCGATGCTGGCGGCGAGCTGGCTGATACGCGGCTTGAGCACGCGCTCGGCGAAGTCGTCCAACTGGAGGGCCATTTCGGCGCTGGTGAAGTTGACGCCAATGTGCTTCTGCGAGGCGACCGTGAGCGTGGTGTACTGCTCGTTGTCGTCCTGCACCTGCAACGCGGCGCCGTCGGTCACGAGGGCACGATCCGGCAGACGGATGCGGAGGGTCGAACCGATCTTGGCACCTTCAACAGCGAAGCTGTCGTCGTACTGACGGTTGACGTTACGGGTGATCACGAGGTTGTTCTCCAGAATTTCCAGAGCTTTCCGCGTGATCATGTCAATAGTAAGAAGTGAATTAGCCACTTTAAATCTCCAAAGAAGTTAGCGGTGACGCGCTTCCCACTGCTTAATCTGTCTCAAGCGCTCGGCTTCGATCCACTCCGATGTGCTCATTTCCTTGATAGAGCGTGGGTCGGTCGTGTCTCTTACCGGCGCGCCGACGGTTTTGGCCGTCACAGGCTTAATCGGCGGAGGCGCACTAGTTGTCTTTTTGACCGGTGGATTGTCAGCCAACTTGACTTCAATCTTACCGATCTCCTTGGCTTGCAGGTAGGGGCTCAAGCGGGCAATACGTTCAGCTTCCTTGGGGTTGGATCCGAGGTAGTAAGCCAACTCGGGGCCAATCTCCGAAGCCTGAATCGTCTCAGCCATCACGTTCGTAATCCGCAGAGCCGGGTTGTACGCGACTTGTTCAAAGTCATCGTACTTCTCACGCGCCACTTCTTCCTTCTCGTGATACGCCTCTAGGAGCTCTAACTGCTGCCGCTCGGCCTCTCGACGGGCTAGGAGTTCTGCCGCTTTACGCTCGGCCAAAGCCTCTGCGTACGCTTCAGGATCCTCGTCCTTCGGGGGCAACGGCGCAGACTCGTCGGCCTTAGCGGCCTGCGGAGCCTTCACAGCTTGCTCACGTTCCCACTTGCGACGTTCCCGTGCAAGTCTTTTGCCTACCAGCGCGTCTAGCTCCTCTTGGGAGAACGTCTTGGCAGGCTTTTCTTCCGGCTGCTGTGCCTCTTGGGCTACAACTTCGGGTTCCGGTGCGGCCGTCGCTTCCGGTTCCGGCGCGGGTAATTGTTCCGCTACTACTTCGTTTTCAGACATGTTTGATCCTTACGAATCCCTGGTGAACCGCACCAGTACGGTTAAATCTTACGCTGTTGCGCAAAAGAGTCAACCCTTATATGCAGCAATTACTTCGGGCGTATGTACTACCGCGCAAATTGCCTGCACGCGAGGATCTTCTTTGCTGTAATCCTCGCCTGGCGCAACAAAATGCCGATGGAATGATGCATTTAACTGTTTGCCGTCCTCAACAATCGCCGTGCGGGTGCGTACTTGAACGCAGCCATTTTCAACTACTTCAATAAGGTCAACTTTAACTACTTTTTCAAGCATTTTTAATGCAGATCAATCCAAGTTGAGCCGTCGTAAACTTGCAACTTGGAAGTTGAAGAATTGAATACCAGCATACCCGCTGCCGCTGTTAAAGCATCTCGTTGTGCTGTACTTATCCCAACGTACTGCACAGCGCGAGTCGTGCTTTCAAAACGCATCAATACGCTTGCGGGTGGAGTTACCGAAGCGCCAACCGTTACGCCGCCGCCACCTGGCTGTAGCCACACCGGACCTTTTTGGCCGCCGCCATATCCATCGCCACCTTGGAGACGAACGATACCGCCGCTTGCACTGCCACTTGTCCCTGCCGCATCGCCCCCGTAGAGAAACAAAGTGCCACCAGAATACGCTGCACTTGTAGACTTTGATGCCGCGCTTGAAATAATTAAGTCTCGTCCAGCGACGTTTTCAGGAGTTTCAGGCGCATAGATTTGGCTGACGCGCATCCCGGCAAATGCGCCGCCGATCAGTATATTGTTTTGTCCGTTATCAATATAACCAATATTTTCATTGACTACAGTAACGACGTTTCTGATTGTGGTGTTAGAAAGGTTTACATCAAATGTCGCGTTCGACTCTGTGTAAACTTGGAAAACGCTTCCAATTCCTTCCAGCAAAAAGCCGCCCACATCGTTTTCGGCACAAGTAATGTTAAATCCAAAATGATACCCGGCCGATGATTCGCCGTATTGACGAAACCCTATGTTTCCATTTGAGTTACAAGTTATAGAGTCAAACGTGCAGACATTGCAGATGTTGACCCCGCCCGTATATCCTGTTCCATCTATTCCAATTCCATCTCGGCCGTTGGAGCTTGAATTAACAAGCCGCAAAACAGTTCTAAATGTTCCTGCGTTTGGATCGCCAGTTGCCGCGGTGTTGTCGAAATAAATTCCATCTTGCGCGTGAAGTCCGGTAAATATGCGCTCAAGCGTTACATACGAAGCGCCACGAATTACAATTCCACTTCCGCCGTTACCGGCTTGACCGAGAACATTAAACTGCTTGAATACACTACCCGCAGCAAGTCCGGTAATTAAAATTCCGTCAAAATTTCCTTGCTTGCGAAGATTAGTGTATTCCCACTGCCCGACAACATTGACGTTTTTGTCCCACAACAACTGTGAGGTAAAAATGTAGTTTCCGGCAGGAATGTATAAGTCTTTTTTTGCGGCAGCCGCAGCCGCATACGCGGCGTTCAAAGCAGCCGTATCGTTTGTGACGCCATCGCCAGATGCGCCATAATCGGCGGCATTGACGAACTGGCCGTCAATCATTGAATAGGTTGCTTTAGTTAGAGACATATCTTTACCTATTAAACGGCGTAATAATGACCGGAAATCATAATTGTACCGCCGTCACTAATTTCCGATCCGTCAAGACCTGTCGTGCCAGTTGCCGAATCCCAATACTGCAACTCAATTTTCGATGAGTTGATTTCTACATATCCAGTTACCACACGACCTTGCGTAATGTTTAACGAAGACCCAAACCCAACCGCAACGCCGGCTCTGCTTTTAGTTGATGTATCAGTTGAAAACGGAAGACCTTTGATAATTGCGTTGGCTCCAACGGAGTCAATCGTTCCTACCGTAACTTGCGCGGTAAATGTGACGCAGTTTCCAATACGAGTATAGTAGCCACCATTTCCTGCGCCCATCGTGGCGTCGTTGGTGCCGTCAGAAACTACTGGCGTCCAAGTGCCTTCCTCGTACCAGTCAAGCAGTTCGCTCGTCATGCCAGCCGCGTGCGTGTTGGCAGAGAAGTCGATGCCTTTGGCGGCGGTGCCGACGACGAGGTTGCCGGTGTTGATCGTTACGTCGCCTCCTGAAGCAACTCTTAGCTTCTCTGTTCCATTTGTATAAATGATGACAGGGTATGCTGAGTTGCCATAAAGGATGTTTGCATACGCTGGAGCACCGAAAGTTGTGCCAGCGGAATTTTCAGTCGCTAGGTAAAACGTGCCTTCACCGTTTACAAGACGCATATAGTTTGCGCCTGTCGCCGTTGAATTTTGAATCAGGAAGGCATTGGCGGTTGTTGACTTGATTAAACCGCTTGCGGTAAGCGTAGAAACATCTACTGGTCTGCCGGCGGTTAGATTAGATACAGAAACTTTTACCGTCGCCCCTGATTGTACGATCGGCAATACTTCGGTACCCGCAAGCGGTGTTGATGCAGCGGTTAATTGAGAGATTTTTTTGTCGGCCATGATTTTGTCCTTTAATTGGCGCTACGAGCCATTTCGTACCAATCGGTTCCGTCGCAAGAAAGAGTCAAACAATCATTTGCGGAAGAGGTAAAATTTCCCGCAAGTCTAAGATTCGATCCGTCTGTTACAGTTAAAACATCCGCAAAAATCAATGTCACAATTTGATTTGTGCGCCCTGTGGCACTGATGCTTGCGATGTTAGTTGTGCCAGTAATTTTTACGGCAGTAGCAAGCGTAGGAATTGAAATAGTAGACGCAGAAGCAACAGATGGTAAAGCAGAGCTGTTGTAGGCTGGGCCAAGAGTTCCAGTTAAATAATTGTTTTTATACGACAGCAACGCATCGGTTGTGTTGCCAAAACGGATACCATAGTCAGTTGCTTGTGCGATGATGTTGTTTTCAGTAACGCAAGTAGTAAGATAATTGACGACATAAATGCCATATTTCATCTTGGCATTTGCGTCAGAAACGTAGTTGCCGCGAATAGTGACGGCTTCGCTATCGCCAAAGTAAATTCCAAAATTGTAACTAGGCGTATTGTCAGAAGAACAGTTATGCAAACGATTGTTCAAGACAAGCAAATTGGTGTTTCCGTATTGATCGGTAATCCCATTTTCGCCTGTACCAATAATGGTATTCGCCTCGACAGTTATGTAGTCACAGGCACTTAAATTGACGCCATTTGTACCCGCATCAAATACAGAGTTGCTAGATACGACGCCACCCGTAACATTTTGAATGTTAAGTGCAGTAGCCCCTGCGTCTTTAATTGAGTTTCCCGTTACTGTTGCGTTTTGGATGCGCACAGCTTTGCGAGTGCCGTCGCCCGAATTAAGTAAAATGCCCTGATCACCTGCGTTGGTGATGACATTGCCAACGATAGACACGCTTGGGATGTTGTTGCTGACGCTTGATGCTTGAACCTTAATGCCGATTAGATCGGTGTTATAGATCACGTTATTAGACACAACAAGATTAGTTACGTTTGTGCCTGCATAAACGCCATGCTGACCAACAATGTTATGGATGATATTGCTGTCAATGACTACGTTTGATGATCCAGCAATACGAACGCCTTGCGCTGTTTGGCTGATCGTATTGTTAGACACTAAAACACGGTTGCATCCCGTATCGGCTAAAAATCCGTAGTTCGCCCCGCTGGTTACGGAAGTAAGAATAGGGCTGCCAGGGCCAACAACATTGTTGTCAGTAAATTCAATGTCGGTTGTATTGTTGGCGCTAACAGTCGTATAACTAAAATCGCTAAATTTATTTCCGACTACTCGCAGATTAGATCCATTTGGCGCATAAATAGCGATTGCTTGTGACGCGTCAGAATCTATAAAATCTGTTCCTACACCGACCAAATTTAGGCCCGTGACGGTCACATTGTCTGCATTGTCAGCGTCAAAAAGAATCGTGTTGCTGGCTGTTTGAGTTACTGTGGCCCCGCATCCTTTGATAATTGCATCGGAGGATACGGTTAATGTACCGTCAATTTTGTAACTATTTTCATTGCCGCCAAAATCAACGCATTTAGCCGCAGTCAATGCAGCTTGAATTGCAGCCGTATCATCCGTCACGCCATCGCCAACTGCGCCAAAGTCTTTAACGCTAACAATGTCGCGCTCTTTGGACTGCACGCTACGTGGAACAGCTCCTGTACCAGCCTGCAAGAACGTCACAGCGCCAGCACTGGCAACCTGCGAAGTCTGCGTCTGAACCGTTGAGAACTTAACCAGCGCGCCTTCGTGCAAGCCCTGCGAGAACGTAACGGTGTTGTTGTCGGTCTCCGTGTACGACGATCCTTCGTACTGGTTCACGCCATCGACAAACACCATCAGGTTGTTTGCACCAGCGGCGTAAGTCATCGTCGTCAGATTGAAGACCGTCTGACCGGCAGTCGCGGTCTGGACTTCCTCAAACCCAACGTAGGTCTGAATGTCCGACGCGTACGCCTTCTTCGTTACGTTGTCCTGAACGACAACGAACAGATCGGTGCCTTCGACCGGCGAGTCTACAAGCGGAAGGTCTGAAATCTTAACGATTGCCATTCATCACTCCAGCAGCAGTTGGCCGCCGTCTTCCTGAACCAAGTTGTCGCCAGCTTCGGTGAGCAGGTTGCCCACAGAAGCGCCGCTATCGCGGGTACCGGAAAACAACGTAACCACGGCTCCAAGGCCGATAGCTACGCCGTTTCGCAGTGCGACACCCCAACTCATCGGATGTTGATGGGTTTAGCGTAGACCGCGCCGTCATCCGACACGCGAATCGCACTTACTCGCCAGGGCGCGCCAGTGCCTTGCGGCACAATGAACGGAATCGGCGTAAACGCTGGGATCGGGGTGCTAGAGGTCGTCGCAGTGACGCCTTCGCCCACTACCACGTAACACGGGGTCGTTGCCCATACGACAACACCCTGCGGGCCAGCGTCCCACGTTGAGGTCGAGCCAGCGGTGCCGGTGTAAGCGAC